TTGTATCAGGGTCAAAAGTCAATTGAATTTTAGTATCTTCAATAGAGTCAACTGAGATATAAGCCACTATGTCAAGACCTGAAGGAGTTGACAAAGTCACATAACTAATGCCTGCACGAAATTCGCCAGGATACTGATCTAAGAGTGCATACCAGTTGTGGCGGCCATTAGGCAACGTATTATAATTATTTCCAGAAATTTTTTCGTTGACCAGTAGTGTGCCTACATTATTTAGAATTAACAAATCGTAGTTTTCTGGGGTAATTACGTTTCTTGTTTGGGTATTTCCTAAATTAGCATATACCGCATCTATATCACTATAGTTTGCAGCAATGGTTCCAGGATCGTTGTTGAATATACTGGCAATAATTTTAGTAATAATGCCTAATTTTTTAACTTTGGCTGGAGGAGTAATCCATATTGGTGTTTCAAAAACTAAACTGCCAATATCAATATTTTGTTCAGTCCCTTGTGGTATCTGTCGACTGCTCCATGTTGTGCTTTTTAATTGCAGTACAGTTAAACTGGTCCAGTCAACATAGTTATCTGTGGTTTGTAGTTCTAAACTAGGATTAAAAAGATATGCCAGTTGTTCAATAATCTGTAATTTTTGATCTGTATTAGTAGCCCAAATATCAGCAGACAATGTTAACTTGTAAGGGCTAGGCATGATCCGCTCCACAGTATATCCTACACCTTGATTGTAACCGTACTCGCCTGTGACGGGGTCATATGCTCTTTCTCTGATGTGGACTTTGCTGACAAACGTGGGGTCTTGTAATCTAGTTTGATCATATTCCAAAGATTTAATATAACAGGCAATAAATGGAGCACTGGGAATCGTGTTTTCTGAGTTCTTTTTCAAAATACTGGCAGCTTGTCGATTAGGATCACCGTACATTATTGGCACTTGGTGTAATACACCGTTCCCATCTTTATAAGAAAAATTACTCATTGCTCTCATAAATTGAGTTAAGTATCTGCGTATCTGACCTGAATAAAAATAATCTATGGTATCTCAACGGCGTTAAACCGAAGCCTCTTTGTGTTCATCTATCAGCACGGGGTCTTAGAATTTGATGCAATGACTGCCTCTCTATGACTGTTTGTCCGTTGATGGTTGAAGTATTTGTGTTGTTGATAAACCCAGCTTTTTGTGTTTGTCTTATCTGTTGGCCAGCGAACACACCATTAGCAACGTTTTCTGCACCAAACTGATTCATAGTCATCCGAACATCTTGTTCAAACATTACCCAATTTTTTCCGTCAAACCTGTATAACACATTGGGGCTGTAGTCTGTTCTTAGAAAAAAGCTGCCTTGCGCTGGACCTGTAGGAAAAGTTATACCTGACCCAAACGGAGCCCCATTGGGAGGAATGCTGTTTCCTGTTAGGTATCCTATGTATAAATTTCTACCAGGAGTTTGTAAAACTATGCTGGCATCAGCTACCATTTGTTCAATGCTGGCGTCGTCGTATTCACTACTGGCACCAGATATCAGTCCTGAATCAGCAGTGGGAATGACATAAAAACTTCTAGTTTCATATCCACTGCTGGGCGAATCTGCAATGGCTTGTTCAATAATTTGATCATTGATTTTGATATTTTGATTATACGTGGATAAAAGATCTTTGAGGGTGCTGCCATCGCCGTTGCCTGAATCTTGATCCAAAATTTGATTAAACTCTTGACTGTCGACCAGCGGCACACATTTGGCTTTTAACAAATGTGGATACCAGGTAACACTGAACCCACTAGTGGGACGGCTGACATCTTGTACCACATAAAATCTTTTTAATGCAGTTATATTGTCATCTAGGGCATATTCATCTTTTAAGTGAGGCAGTTCAATGACGTCACCTGGCATTATTTTTCTACTCAATGCTTCAACACTGGATTTTAAATGAAAATGCATCATGATGGTATCATTGTTTAGGAATAATCCAAATTGACTTAGATTAAAATCCAAGTCCTGCATTTGATATATACCACGAATTACAAAAACATCAGGTGAGTATTGTCTATCACGATTCTCCATGAATAGCACATCTTGTATTCCCAATTCAGCAACTGAATTCACACTGGTGTCGGGGGTAGTTGGAGTTATGTCGTCGCCCTGAGGTGCAACTGGCCCCAGATATTTGTGAATCAAACAGTCAACACCGCCTACCTGAAACCGTTCGTTAACAGTTCTGTCTATGAATTTGAAATCTAGGCCTTTTTCTGGCCTATACATGCTTAATCTTGGAATTTTATCTCTCCTAGTCAAGTGTATTTATTTGTATAAATAGAAGTATGTATAACAGCGAAACTGAAGACGCTCGTCAAAAATTAATAGAATACATCAAGACTTTTCTTGGTGGTAATCTTGTGGATGTTGAGCTTGACCCCGTTGACTATAATGTTGCCATAGATAAAGCGTTGGCAAAATATCGTCAAAGAGCATCTAATTCTGTGGAAGAAAGTTACGGTTTCTTAAATCTAGTAGTAGACACTAACGAATATATTATGCCTAAGGAAGTAGTTGGTATTAGACAACTTTTTAGACGCAGTATTGGTTCAAGAACGGGTGGCGGCGATGGCGGCAGTTTATTTGAACCATTTAACCTAGCCTATTCTAACACTTATTTGCTGGCATCAACCAATATGGGCGGGTTAGCCACATACTATGCGTTTGCAGGTTATCAAAAACAAGTGGGCAAGATGTTTGGCAGTGACTTAAATTTTGTCTACAACTCCACTAGCCGTAAATTAGTTATCCAACAGCGGCCACATGCTGACGAACAGGTTTTGATATGGATGTACAATCATCGTCCAGATTTTAATCTACTTGAAGATGTATATGCAGGGCAATGGTTAAAAGATTATGCGTTAGCCAACGCCAAAATGATTTTAGGTCAAGCTCGCGAAAAATTTCCATCAATAGCAGGTCCCCAGGGCAGTTCTGCACTAAATGGCAGCCAACTCAAAGCAGAAGCCAAAGCAGAAATGGAAACTTTGGAATTGGATCTAAATACATATAAAGACGGCTCCACGCCGTTGACCTGGGTTACTGGATAATTAAATCAATTTCATTGACTTTGCCTACAAAATTTTATAGAATATAATATCTAAAGGATATTTGTATGATAAAAGTAGTAGGGTTTTGTGGGTTAATAGGTGCAGGCAAAGACACCGCAGCAGATTATCTCTGCAATTATCATGGTTTTAGAAGAGACAGTTTTGCAAGTTCGTTAAAAGATGCAGTATCTTACGTCTTTGGCTGGGACAGAATATTGTTAGAGGGCAGAACTTCTGAAGCTAGAAAATGGCGTGAACAAACAGATACGTGGTGGGCAGATCGATTAAACATGCCAAATTTAACTCCTAGATGGGTACTACAATATTGGGGCACTGATGTTCTCCGTCAGAATTTTCATGATGAAATTTGGATAGCCAGTTTAGAAAATAAAATACGTAAAACTCAAGATAACATTGTTATCAGTGACGTGCGTTTCCCTAATGAGATATCAGCTATACATAATGTTGGTGGGGTAGTAATACGTGTCAAAAGGGGTCCTGAACCTGAATGGTATGAAGATGCACTCAGTGTTAATCAAGGCGAAAATAGAAATTTGTCCAGGTCGTTGAGTCGAACAAGATTAGAAAAATTTGGGATACATGCTAGTGAAACTGCATGGGTGGGCGGTGATATTGATTATATAATGGAAAATGACGGTACTATTGATCAACTTTTTTCCCAACTAGAGACTGTTCTTAATAAACTCAATTAAAAATCTGGAACTAAGTCACCCTGGCGCCATTGTACTCCCTCCTTATGTAATATTCTTTGACAATTGGCACATACAGTTTTTAAATTTGTGGGTCTGTTGTTATTGAGATTTCCATCAACATAAAAAACGTTGAACTGTTCTTTATGTTTTGATGAATAATTACACTTTTCGCAGTGATCTTTTTTTTGATATCCAGCTAATGCCCAGAGTGGTTTGAGAGTTTTTCTTCCCTTAGCACAATGATCACACTTACTTCTATAGTAAATTTTTCCATCTTTATGGTAATTAACCGCCACAGGA